AACGGCAGATGTCGCAGACAATGCCGGTCTTTCTCAGTATAGCCGCGCCAAGGCTGAAAATATCCCCGAGATTGGCCAAAGAAGATTAACAAATGAAGAAGTTCTTCAAAGAGAGATAGATAATTTAGCGTCAAAGAAAGCATCTCCACAGACTTCACAAGAATTTGCAGCATCTGAAAGAAATAACTATAAAGGTCAAATAGACCTAGATAATATTGAAGCAAGACAAAGAATCGATAGAGCTGCGATGAAATTTGAACCAACTTCAAATTCTAAAGAGGCAGGTCAAAAAACTCAAGATTATTTAGCTAAAAGAGTATCTGAAATAGAAAAGGATGCTCAAGCAAAGTCAAGTCCGCTATATGAGGCAGCAAAAGTAAAAAATCTTGAAGGTTCTCCAAAAGGCGCTTTTGACTATATAGAAGAACAAATAAGAGATAATTCACGAGCAAGTCCTATTCATAGAGATATGAAAAAAGCAAAGATTGCTATTGAAAATGCGGTTATAGATTCCGGATCGTCTCAGAAAAAAATTATTTCAGACATAAAAAAACAATATAAAGATGATATCGCGATGAGAGACATAGCATTAAAAGAGATTGGAGATGTTCCACGTGGAACCTATAATGCTGGAAGACTTGAAAAAGCTAAGCGTGAAATTTCAGGAATTTTAGAAAGTGTTCCATTTCAAGAAAAAGATAGAAGAAGAACATTAACTAATCTAATAAAAAAATTAGATATAGATATGGAGTCTATCCCAGAAATTTTTGAAGCAAGAAAAGTTTATAGAGAAGTAATGGCTCCTGCGAACATCATTACCGAGAACCCTATTTTAGGCAAAATAATTAAACAGGATGGAGGATTTACAAGGCCTTTTACTGTAACGCATTCAGAAATACCAGAAAAAGTAATAAGAGGAAGCAAATCAGTCGAAGGCGCAAAGGCATTAATTAGTGAATCAGCTGGGCTAGGCACAGCAGAGCATAAAGAGATGCTCGATGTATTAAAGTCTTATGTTAACAGTGACATATTAGCTAATTTTGTAGAAAAGAATGGGAAAGTTAATCCGGACAAGTTTTCGTCTTGGAAAAAAGCTAACCCTGGCGCATTTATTTTAGATCCAAAACTAGATGTTAAGTTAAAAGACTTAAGAAACGCTCAAATACATGTTGATCGAACTATAAAACAAAACGAAGAACTATTGTCTAACTTTTATAAAAAGTCTATGACGGAGCTTTTAGGTCCGAATTTAGAAGGCGTTAATCCAGATAAAATAGCTGGTCGCATACTTGGTGGCGCAGACTCAGAATCAGTCATGAGAGAGACGATAGAGCTTTTATCTAAGGATAAGACAGGGAATGCGTTAGAGGGTCTTAAGCGCTCTGTAATTGACGATTTAAATAGTAAATTTAAGTCAGACAAGTTTACGTTTGCCACATTTAATAACTATCTTGAAAAAAACAAAGGATCGCTTTCAAAGCTATTTACTGAAGACCAAATGGATGTTCTTGATAAGGTAAGAGATTCTCTTAAAAAGCAGGCTGTCATGGAGCGCTCAGGAAGGGGCACTGGTTCTAACACATCAGCTAATTTAATGGAAAATTTAGCTGAAAAAACTAGTGGAAAAGCTTCTAAGGCTTTATTTGGTGCAGGATCTTCTTCTATGATAAAGGGCGCATTAGACTATGTTAAAAACATAGGAGAGGCAGGAAAAATAAAATATCTAGAAAAGGCTCTTTTAGACCCAAAAATGGCAAAGTTCCTTCTTAAAAAAGATGTTAAAACTAAGAAGAATTTCTTTGAATCTCTTAACAGTAAAGAGGATTTTGGAAAATGGCTTCGATACAATGAAAGTATACTTGAGTCATTTGGAGACTCAGCTAATGAAGTTGCTAAAAACTTTTCTATTACTTCTCAGTCTGTTGGAAAAGTTCTTCTTAATGATAATGATTAATCCATTTATATCAAGTTTATTGCAGTATAGCGCATTATTGCTATATTAATATAAACCAAGTATAAATAGACCTATATTCAAATATAAAGATATTGATTATCGTACAACATGTGATACAATGAATATAATAATTTAATAAAAGGTTGTATGTCATGAGTGTTGGAGGAAAAAGAAAAGGGTCTGGCAGGCCAAAAGGAACGAGTAGATATAAAGAGGATACTAAACCTATTAGGATTCCTTTAACTTTAATTCCGCTTGTAACATTGCTTCTTAGCTATGTAGAAAAAGGTTCAAAAGCAAAAGATATTGAAGAAATATTTTCAGGAGTATCTAAAAATAACAAAAAATAAGTTGCCTGAATCACGTCTTTGTTCCAATTAAGGGAGTTAAGTTGAATAAAGTGATTCAGGCAAATACAATATATCAATCTCCTGATTTATTGTCAACTTTAGTTATGCTTTCATTAATAACTAAAGGCTTGTTTGAGTATTCTTCATGATCATACCATCCATAAAAGTACCCTATTGTAGTTGCTATAAAAATAGCAATTATATATTTAATAACATCTTTCATGAGTACTCCTTAATAACATTTATCTTGAGAAACTATAGAATCTTTTTCAGATAAAAAATCAACTTCGCTGACAGTATAATCTGTAAAAGAATTTAAAAAATTACCCAATTCCCTTAAAGGCGTTGAATGTACTACGATATTTTCGCAATTACTATCATTTTCATTTGTTTTTTGTTTAAAATTACTATTTTTCACTATTTATTTCTCCTACTAGCTTTCATTTTAAAACTATTCTGAAACAATAATTATCTCAGAAACCTTGCTTGCAACATTACATGGGATAGATATAGTTAACCTACCTTCAATAATACTATTTAATGATATTTCTTTTATTGAAACCCTTCTTTCAATATTTTTATAATTAACCTCGCAATCATCAATTTCTCTAACCTTTAAGTATAGTTCAATTTTTCCAAAATTTATTTTACATAAATATTTTCTAGTAAAAGATATAATATCATCAATAAAGTTCATTCTATTTTTACTCCAATAACTTTACATACTAAAAAAGCGCAAGATAAAATAATTATAGACCAAAAAACAAAAACTTGAATAAATAGCATGTTTAAATCCTTTTAAAAATAACCTGGAGCACTATTTGAATACATTCCATGATACTGCTGACTTGTAAAATTCTTTGGAACTGCAACCTGAAGTCCTGACATAGCTATATATCTAGCTCCGTCACAAAAATGATCATCTTTCTTATTTGGTATTCCATCCTCATCTCTGGCATATTTTCTTATTTCAGCCCTAAATTTAACGCATGTGCTAAATATTTTTGCTTGACCAGACTGGAATCTCTGTAAAAGCCTTAATATTCCCTCTTCTTTACTATTATTTGCAGGGTGTAAGTTTTTAAATCCAGCCTCTCGGTAAAGATTAAGTGGTTTCTTTCCATCGCCCTGTTGAGAACCCTTTCCTGCAGGGTCATAAACAGCTGGTATCCAATTTATTCCAAAAGACTGTAATGCGCTTGCGTGCCCATCTGGAGTTCTTTCTGGAACAGAATATTCAGCATAAAAATATATTACATCATTGTCTCTGTCGTGTGCAGCGAACAAAAATGCAGGATGATTCCATCCAAAGTCGATTGCATATACTCTTGGCCAATAATCTGGTATTTCAAATGGGTCGCATATAATCATTGACTCTGGAACAGGATATACAAGCCCGCTTCCTGGCCATGGTATTCCATTTGTCCTTGCCTCAATTTCATGTGGAGACATTCCTGCAAGGAGTCGTTTTTTCTCTTCAATAGGTAAATGTAAAGCATCTTCCCATGTTATATGCGCATGCCATCTTGAATCTTTTACTTCTTCTGGATGTCTATCATCCATAAAGTAGTTAAAGAAGTCGCTATATCCTTTTAATGGGGTTGAGCATACAACAATCATTCCTCTTGAGCTATTATCTGTAGCCATTGTTCTCATTTTACATTCTTGATAAATGTTGAATGGTGGCTCTTCATCCATTAGTGCTAAATCAATTTTACCAGCCTGAAACGCTTCTCTTCCTTCTTCATATGTCTTAAATGTTACTTTTGATGAACCGCCTGAAACATGTCTTATATAAACAGTTCTATACATCTCAGAGTTTCCAGACTTCTTTTTTTCTTTAATCAAAGAGCTATGTATCATTCCCCTTAAATTTTGTTCTTTATCTCCAAACAAGTCTTTCTGAATTGTTTCTGATATTAAAGAAGCTGTTTTTCCTGCAACCCAACATCTAACAGGCTTGTCAAATCTATATCCTTTCCAATTTTCATTATATATTCCAGTCCAGTGTGCCGAAAATTCTTCTTCGCCACAAAATGTTTTTCCGCTTCTATTTCCCCCCGTTATTAGCCTTTCTTGAGCCGTTAATCCAGCAATATGAAATAGTTCTTGTTTTTTATTCGGAATATAGTTAAGGAATCTTTTATAGTATTCCTCTTCTATTTTTTCAATATCTTTAACTGAATATTCCATAAAAATTAATCCAGCATTATCTTCTTAAGGTCTTCAAGTGGCCCAACCATTTTTTCAACCAATTCTTCTATTTTTGAAATTCTTTCTTCCATGAGAATAGAAAATTCTTTTAACATATTCAAGTTATTAACTATATCATCAAAAAAAGCAGTTGAATCATCAACAACTTTTTCTTTATTTTCTTCATTTGAAACAAACATTTCTTCTAACATTTTAATTCTCCTATTTAAAATACTATTAAATTCTATTTTTCTGAAAATCTGATCCGTTATTAGTTACCCAGTCTTTTACTTGATTGTCAAGCACAGATTCTACCCAGTTTGTATTTCTTATCATAAATCTTTCTATCTCATCTTCATTGTCTATATTTATATTTATATTTTTTAATGTTAGCGGTATATAGTTTTTGTCAATCAACCTTTTAAACATATTAACAAGCTTTATTCTTGCAAATAATGTAGATTGAAGCCTTATAATTCTTGAATCAAAATTATAATAGTCAGGAAAATCCTTTGAAATGTTATTTACAAGATTGTTTTCATTAATCATAGAATGTCCTTTTTGCTTGAAGTTAATAAATTTTCAGATTGTTTTGCCTTAAGTCGCTCTTTCATAGAATCAGATGTACTTTTTGATTCTATAACCTTTGACTCATTAAAATATTCTACGTCTCTCATTTCTTCTACAGTAGGCATTCCCTTTAGAACATCTGGGAACATATCTCTTAACGCAAAGCCCCTTGCTCTAAATTGAAGCATTCTTTCAGGGCTTGTTACCCAAGGGCTTGGAATTCCTGTAGATGAAACCTTGCCCCAAAGCCTTGCAGATTCAGCCATTTTTCTGTTAAATATTCTTGTTAGCGGCTCTCTTCCTTTTCTCTTTACTGTGCAAGACGCTTGCTGTATTTCACTGTCATATGATTCTATGCAATCAATAAAATCAGGGAATGCCATGCAGACTGCAAGCATTGCGTCGCCATATATGCTTGGCTTATTATTAACAATCATAATATTTTGAAGAGATGTCATTGGTTTCATCCCTAGATCATGTCCAAACTGAATTGCAACAAGAATATCAGATGGGTTTCCTTGAAACTCTTTTGGTATACATCTTGCTTTACTAATCATTTCAGCACATTCCCATGCGTTTTTAAAGTTAGAAAAATCCATAAAAGATATTTCGTTTTTTTTATAAATCTGTTTTTCTTCCATATAAAGTTTTCCATATTTTCCTGTTTCATCTACCTTAATAGAATGGCAAGAATCCTGGATATCTGAAATATTTAATAAAATACGATCTTCTTCTGGACCTAATGTTCTTGTTGGCTCAATCATTTAAATATCTCCTGCTTTATCTTTTGGTTGTTTAAGTTCAAATTTAATATATTCTGACTCTTTTACTGTAAAAGCCTTTCTATTCACTGCCTTTCTTAAAAAATAAGACCCGTCACTTAATATGGCCTTCTGGTTATTTCCCATTGCTTCAATTATTTTAGACTTTTCTTCCTGAGCAACTTTATCAAACATTTTTGATTGTACCATAGCTGACATATAATTCGTCTTTATTTCCATAAATTTTTCTGGAAGCATTATTTCGCTTTCTTCAACTATTGAATATTTTTTTCTTAAGCATTCTTGAAAACATTTATTAGAGAAATCAATTTTAGGAGGATTTTTTATTCCATGCTCTATCCATGGTCTCATATGATTTTCATAAAATGAAACGCCTGCATTAAGAATAAGGTCTTCAATCTCTTTATCTCTATGAAATGTATATAATCTTGTTTCAATTTTATCTACTATTTCAGCAAAGTCAGGCCTATAATATATTTTTCCAAAAGCTTTATTTAATTCGCATAAGATTTCACCAATTATTTTATCATCAATAAAACCTACGAAAATATCTGCTTTATCATATCCAGTTACTAACATATAGTGTGCTATCTGAGCATAATATTGTTTTGGGACTACCTGAGAACAACTTAACCCCCATTCATCCTTGTTAAAGCAAGAAGCTGTTTTTATTTCTACTATATTTTTTTCGCCAAAAAATTCTTCTTGAGCAAATCCATTTGAAACTGCTATACCATCTAAGTTTGCAGATAAAAATTTATATTGTTTATGGTATTCCGTATCTTGTCGCGAGCAGATCTTAATATTGTCTCTTTCATACTTTTTAATTAAAGAGTCTTCTAAAAGATTTCCAATAACAACAGATTTATTTCTACTTAAATCAATTGTTTTTCCTTCTACTTTTTCTTCCCAAACATCATATGCGGTCTTATAGTTATTTTCCCCAAGAATTGCTCCTATATCTGAGCCACCTATCGTTAATTTCCTTGACTCTATTTGTTCTGGTGTAAGCGTCATTTTGTTGACTCCATTTTTAAAAATCAGTATTTCTTTACAATTTGAATTATAGGCTATATAAAAAAATTGTATGTGAGACATATTATGTAAATTTTGTAAGCATTTTGCTTGCTTGTGAGCATTTGACGTATTTTTAGTTGAGATAATGCAGTTTCGTTATGTTTTGCGTTTTAAAAAAATATTTATTGTGCTAAACGTAATATCTCGAACTGCAATTAAACTTTTCGAGAAATTAAACAACTTTCTGGATATTAAATAGAGAAAACAATGAATACTTTTCAAATAGTAAGACTAATAGGGGAAGCTCCAAAAGAGCTTTTGAGCGGGATTGAGTCAAGCATTTTAACTAGAATGGCATTTTTTGGAGACAGGGAAGGTAAAAATATAAGGCCAGGGATAGAGGAGATTGTTAGGCAAACTAAATTTTGCAAAAGAAGTGTTATTAAAGCGCTTAGAGACCTATGTAAAAAGAATATAATTGTAGATATGTCTAATAGGGTAAGGGGTTCTCACAAGGCATCATGCTATGAAATTAATATTCAACTTTTGCAGAAAAATGCAATATTTACAAAAGAAGCTAACACAAGTTCTAAAGATAACAATCTAGAAAATATTGATGAAAAGTTTTACTCGACTAGTGCACCACATGCACTAGAGAGTAGTGCACCACATGCACTAGATAATTCAAAAAATGAAATCGTCTGGTGCACCACATGCACTACTAGTAGTGCACCACATGCACTAGAGAGTAGTGCACCACATGCACCCCTACCTTATACACCCCATTTAGAACCTATTTTAGAACCAACACATATCGAGTTTTATGAAAACTCTGCTCTTGTGGTTTCTGAAAAAAAATTAAAAAAAATTTCAAATAAAAAAAACTGGAAACATGAGATTGAAGAGGTGTTTGACTACTGGCGTAAAATTATGAATAGAGATAGGTCTAAAATTGATAAAAAAAGAATTTTAAAATTAAATTCTGCTCTTGAGCATGGTTTTTCAGTCGAAGAGCTAAAAAAAGCGATTGATGGAGCAAAAAAATCTCCGTTCCATCGTGGAAATAATGACCGAGGTGTAATTTATGATTCAATAGACCTCATATTTCGCAATCCAGAGAAGATAGAGACGTTTATTTCAATTTTTGACACTCATGTACAAAATAAAAATAAAAACGCCTCTACGGGCCTAAAATTAGGTTTTGTTGAAAGACAAAAATCACAGGTAAATATGCTTAAGAAAATGGGCGACAAATATTTCCCACATTTGTCAGATAACTTAAAAGTTGAAATAAAGAAACAAAACTTACTAGAAACAAATTTAGGAGTTAAGTAAATGAATAAAGTTGATCGATATGAAAAAATTATTTGGGTTTATAAAATTCCAGAGATTTTTTTTGAAAATTCTATCTCAAAAGAAAAATTAAAAAATTTGCCAGTCAGCGCAAAGCAAGGATTGATTTTTAAGCTATTGGAAACTTTAAGCCTGTATTTCTCAGTAGTTCCTGATTATTATTGTGATAATTCTTTTTCCGGAAATGAAGAAAATGAGGACATTGATGGGCTAAATGCAACTTTTACTATTTGGCTTAATGGGCTTGGAGATTTGTCAGTGTCTAAAATTATTGATGGTTTGTTGGATATTTTAAATATGAAGACAGAGTATCAAAAATGGCCGCCAAAATCTGTCATGCAGTTTCATGCCGTTTGCAAGTCAATAAGGCCTTGTCAATATCATGAGATTAACGATAGAGCTTTAAGGTCAATAAATGATTATAATTCAACTATAAAATCAGAAAAGATTGCAGAAGATTCCTTGAGAGAGATGTATAAAGTTCTTGGGAAAGATTATGATAAATTAAAAATAGAAAGGGTAAAAAATGCTAGCATTTAAATCTTTACAAAGTCTCGCCTCGCGGAGATTGACGTTTGCAAGGCAATTTAAAAAACTTAATTAAAGATATTATTAAATGCTAGCTGGTCAATAGACCTAATCATTTGTAATGTTAGACATTCTTTAGCGTTTTGTCAATTAATTTTATTTGAGTTGACTTTTTGTACAAAATTGTTTATTATATATTTTAAGCGCATCCTATTTATTTTTTTATTGGAGAATATTTATGAAAGAAGAGAAAGCATTTGGAAGTATTAATCCTGGGAAATATGAATTTTTTGTAAAAGGGGTTATTAGTAAAGATAAAAATGGATATGACCTTAAAACTCAAAAAGGTAACTCCTATAGTAATTTGTCAATAATTGTTTTAGACGGAAATAATAATGTTCATTCTGTTTTTGAGCCAATATTCAGTAAAGAAAACCTAAAAGGAATTGTATACTCTATAAACAACCCAGCATTGACATTTGTTTATGAATCTTGCGTAAAAAATAAAGAAAACTTTGACTTAGAGAACTTAATAGGAGAAAGCGGTACTCTATTGTTAGGACAGAGGTCATACAATGATAAAATATATCCAAAGATTGAATGTTTTATAAAACCAAAAAAATCTATTGATGATTTATCATTTAAAATAGATTCTCAAAAAGATACTTCTGAAGAATTTAAAAGAGAACTTGGAGAAGCAGAAGAAGTTCCATTTTAGGTTTTAAGATGTTTTAAGGATTGTTTAATGTTATTAAAAACAAATTCACGTTTCCTAATTGTTATCGGAAACGCAGTTCCTCGTTTTAATAAAGATAGATTCCCAGTATTAGAGGCATACTGGGAAGTAGATAATTCTGATTTTGAAGGAAGGTTGCCATTTCCTAAAGATAAAGTTCCAAAATATTTTTCTTTAAATGGTTTTTTTCGTGATGTTGGTCTTTCCGACATGTTCAATTTTATGGAAACTTCTGCTGTGTATAGCACGCAACACGAAAGAAAGGTTGCTGTAGGAATTAGGGGCATAGATGCAGATTATGTCTCAGAAAGATTGAATGACTTTAATATGTTTCCAGATAAACATAAAAAATCGAATGGATGTCTCTTTGAATGGAGACATGAAAATAATTATCAATATAACCTTAATGTATTATCTTGGTTAGAAAATCAAATGAAGATTGCAGTAAAAATATTTGACACGCCAGCAATTCAAATATACGAATAGCAAAATGCTCACAAAAATAAACTACTATTGTCCTTGTATTTTTTTATGTTGGTTTCTATACTTATTATATAACAAGGTTTAAATGTTATATAAAGGAGAGTCTAAATGGATATGAAAAAATGATAGCTATTTCAATATGTTCTTTTTTTATGGTTATTGTTTGTTTTTTTGTTTTAATGTCGTAAGGCTTATATTATAGGATGTAAAAAATGAAAAGTAATGTTATTGATATTATGTCAAAAAAGGAATTTTCAGAAAAAGTCAGAAATACAAGGGTTCACTCTTTTTCAGTAAAACCAGAATATTTTGAAGAAGAGGCAAAGTTAAAACAATTTTTTGAGAATTATGCAAAATGGTATAAATGTGATATAGATGACTTAAAGGCTTATGTTTTTGTTTGTAACTCTAAAAGCGAAGATGATTTTATTAAGGATAGCATCTTAAATATTTTGCCAGCTATTCAAAAGTATTCATCCGAAGATTCAGAAAATAAGGAGTAAATAGTATGAGTGCAGAAAAATTTTGTGAAGATTTTCAGTTTATGGATAACGAGAAAATAGAATTATGCAGAATGTTAAGAGATGTAATTAAAATAGATAAAAGTTGCGAGAAAAGGATAGAATCATTATTGAATGATTTTGGTTTTACATTTATTGAACAAATTAATAAAATATGCTTAAAATTAATATTAAAAATGGAAAAAAGCATAATTGATGGAACTTTTAAAGATGTTTTCATTAAAGAAGAATTTAATATTAATTCTATTAATTGTTTTAATGCGGGGTAATTTAAATGTTAAGTTATCATAACGATGAAAATCTTAAGGCTCTTGTAGTCGCTGAAATGAAAAATCATCAAAAAAAAGACCAGTTTATTAAAGGCACTTACGAAAAACTCAATAGTAAATTTAAAGGATGTGCCATTGGGTGTACGATTGATTCCGTTAATAAAATCTTTGGTAGATCGTATAAAACTTCAGAGCATAAAGTATTCGAAGAGGCGCTTGGTATTCCTGAGTGGCTTGCAAGGATTCAGGATTCGTTTTTTGAAAATCTTCCTGTAGGTGATAATAGTCAGTTTGCGGTCGATTTTCTTTCTGCTGTTCCTACAGGCGTTAATCTTGAACCTGTTAAATGGAAGTTCTGTTCTTTTATTCTAAAAGAAGGGATTGACAGAATACTGTTGCAGCATAACTTGTCAGAAGAGTTAATGGATCAAGTTGTTTCGGCGATGCGAGGCGTTTTAAATTTGCACGAATCAGCAATAAATACAGGCGAATGGGATCTAGAAGCGGCGGAGTCGGCGGAGTTGGCGGCGGAGTCGGCGGCGGAGTTGGCGCGGTCGGCGGCGTGGTCGGCGGAGTCGGCGGCGGAGTTGGCGCGGTCGGCGGCGTGGTCGGCGGAGTATAGAAGATATGCAAATGAGTTGATTAGATTGTTGAAGGATTCTAAGTAATGAGAGAAATTAAGTTTAGGTCAATAATTCCATCTGTAGAAAATCCTAAAGAATTTTATACGGTTTATTATAGCTTATGTTCTGAAATTAAAGATGTTCCGGAGCATATTAAATATATGCTAAAAAAATGGTTGTCTGAAGGAAATAATCCTGATCAATATACAGGAGTTAAGGATTTAGAGGGTCGGGATATATTCGAAGGAGATATCGTCGCTCTTCCATGGATAAATAAAAGAAGGTCAATAGCCGAGGTTGTTTTCGATATGGATTGTGGACAATATATGTGCAGATGGATTAATTCTGATGCAGAATGGACACTTTATGATTGCGGTCCAGATGAGAATCTTGAAGTTATTGGGAATATATATGAAAACCATGAACTTTTGGAGGTTAAATAAAATGAGAGAGATTAAGTTTAGGGGGATTTGTGAAGAGGGTAATAAATGGGTTTTTGGCGACATTTTCCATGGCGTAACGTATATTTCTATAAATGTTACGGAAAGATTCGATAATTATAATTCTATAAAGCATGTCGTTGTAAAGCCTGAAACCGTTGGGCAATATACCGGGCTAAATGATAAGAATGGCAATGAGATTTATGAGGGGGATATTGTAAGCGTAAGATATAATACATTAGATGATTTCGGCAACTTTTTCTGCATTTATATGAATTGCGAAATTATATTTGAAGATGGTTCGTTTGAATTATACCCTACAAACGGTAGAATTATAGATATAACAGAAGAAATGGAGGTAATCGGAAACATATGGCAAAACCCTGAACTTTTGGATATAGAAAATGTCTGAAAATTCAATTGGTCAAGAAATTTTAACCTTAAGAAAGCAAGCTCTGATGACGATTCCTCAGCTTGCCGCTAAATGTGGCGTAAGCGTTACTTATATCTCAATGGTCGAGAGAGGCGTTTGTAATCCTACAGATATCATGAAAAATCGTATTTTTAATGCTTTTGTTGTATAATTATATATATTTTACAATTTTTACAGGAAATTTTATATGACAGTTATAGTTGCTCAGCAAAATATTACTCAAACTCTTACATTGAATCAGTCTCAGCTTCTTGCTCTTTTGTCAGGGTTTACAATAGCGCCAGCAGTATCTAGTTATATTAACGTATTTCAAAAGGCCACAATAAGTTATAGATTCGGAACTGCAGTTTTTACTAATACAAACAATGTCCTTAGCTTTAAGTTAGGCTCAACCGTTGTTTCCAATAGTTTAAATGCGACAAATATATTAGGGCTTCCTCAAAGTACAAGTATTTCTTTTGCTCCAGCTAACCCATATTCTGGGTCAATGGCGTCTTCTGCAAACACAGCATTAACTTTTAATATTGATACTGCAAATATATTGGGCGGAGATGCAACAAGCTCTCTTTCTATAACTTTTACTTATAGCGTTTTTGCTGCATAGTTATAAGTTAGAAGATTGAAGAATTAAATATATTTTTATTATTTTTTAAAATGGTACTATATATTCTGGTAATCAGGAGTATATGGAGTTTTTATGTTGCATTATTTTAAGAAGTATTTAGGTAATGTTGGAGCTACAGCTGTTGCATCAACTTCGTTTGGCGCAATTTGCGGAGGAGTTATTGGGGTTGTAGGTCTGTATAAAGTTTCTTCTTTAGATGGCTATGTAAACTCAATGGATCCATATAAAAATATTACTCCAGAAGAAATGTTGTCTCACCAAAGATACGCGGCAGGAATTGGCGCCTCTATTGGTTCTTTAGCCGGTCTTTCTGTTGGAGCGATTATTTATCCGGCTTATACTGGATTTATTAATCTTTGTCGTAATAGATTAGTAATAGATAGCGAGCAGCAAACTCAATCTATTGGAGATGAAATCGTTTCAGACTCTTCTGCTTCTCCTTAATTATTTAAAGGTTTATGGCTTTATCGTAACTTTTTTAACCGGACATAGTCTTGTTGTGATTGTTAGTTGAAACGATAAAGCCACCATTTCTACTTTGAAAACTCTTTTTCTAAAATTAAATCAATCTTTTTTATAATTTCATTTGCAAAGTTTTCTTTTACAAACCCATATTTCCACATATTTTCAATATATTGTTTATAATTTTTAACAAAAATTTTCATTTTATTTACCTCATCGTTTATCCTGTCTAATGTTTGGAAGCATGATTGTTCGTGCTTGAATGCTTCTTTGTCTTTAACAAACTCTTCAATAACGACTACATTGTGCTTATTCATAATTAACCCCTTGACATAAATTGATTGATGTGCAATAATAAATTGTATTTAAAAATTATGTCAACCGACTTTTTACATGTTGAAAAAATAGTCTGTTAAGGAGTTAATGAATGAAGTTATATGGGATAAGTGTAAATTACAATTTTAATGAACAAAATAATGTTACGGAATATGATGTTATTCTTAAGATGAAAGATCCTAATGTTTCATTCAATATAATGTTTAAACTTGAACAAAATAATTGGAGAGATGATATTGAAATATTTTCAAGCATTATTGAGTCTTCAATTAAACAACTTTTGGGGTGCGTTGATAATTTTTCTTCAAAAAGGCATGGAGAATTCTTAAAGAAATATCAATCAGATGAAGATTATCTTAAATGGATTAAATGGTTTCCAGAGCATTGTTGAATATTTTAAAATACATTTTAGTTTTAAAAGCTATAAATTCTATCATTTATAATTAAAAATATAATTTATATTTATTTAGCTAATCTGTTTTAGGAGAGAATAGTGGAAAAAATTTTTGGATCTTTGATTGTAGTTTTAATGGTTTTTTCTTTTGATTGTTTTGCTAATTATTCTATTAGGCTAGCCACGGGAGTAGCAGTTGGAAGGAGGGCATCTGATATAAAATATGATGATGATATTGAGGTATATAAGAAAGAGATAGCTAACCTAAAGATTGAGCTTAACGAGTGTAAGAAAATACTTGAAAATAATGATATTGATTAATATATTTTATTAAATTTTAGGGGAATGTTATGAATGATTTACAAAAATTTTTAAAGTGTTTTTATGTTATTAAGAAATATGAAGACTGCCAAGATTATTCAGAAATTGAGAGAGATGGATTTTATATAGAAGAGTATTTATCTTTTTTGTTGGAGATTTTTGAATCTTATAGATTCTCTACAAAAGGAGATGATTTTTATTGTATGGGAAACGTTATAGCAGAATTGATTGATAGGATAAAAATAATAAAAATTAGAAAAAATATTTTTTTTGCAAAGAATGTCGATGTTTTTTAAAATAGACGAATAATTGAAATATTTTCTTTAATGTGTTATCAATATTACAAATAGGGTAACTTAACGTAAGGTTGATAACTAACAATGTTTAAAAACTGTGAAGACTGGTACGGAAGAGGAAGCAGTAAGTATGACCCAGAAGTTCATTTACCTCTTTTGATAGAAATATTCGAAAACTTTCACGGAGTTGCAGCATTTTGTGCATCTTCTAGAATTTCTAGAAAGACTTTTGCAGAATGGGTAAACAAGTATCCTGAATTTAAAAAACAATATGAAATAGCCATTGACATAGGAGCATCTAAGTGGGAAAACTTACCATTAGAGCTTGCAAGCAGAGGCCTGACATTAAATCACAATTATTGGATTGCCATACAAAGAAATAGGTTTAAGTTCTCTCAGTCTAGAATGAAGGTTGAGACAGAAGATACAACTACAGCAAGAATGAAGGCCGCCACAGAGTCTTTGCAAGAAGGAGGAATAACTCCTCAAGAATTTAATCAAATCGCATCAGGCTTATCTACAGAGTCCAGAATAAAAGAAGTAGACCTTCAAAAAGAAATGGTTGACAACGCTAAGAATTCTTGTACAATAAGTAAAGAGATGAAAGATGAAGCATTAAAAGCTTTCATGCTTGTTATGCAAGGTAAGGGTAAAATTGTCGAAAACGAATGATTGTATTTTTTAAAATAGGAAGTTAATGATGAAAATAAGAGAGCTTATAAAACATCTCTCTTCAGCAGAAGATATCCTTAGGTTCTGGACCGACTTGCAAGAAAAGTATGACGAACACATGGAGAATAATAAATGAAATACAAAATATGGGATAGAATAAATAAGCGTCACGATGAGTCAAAATATATTGATAAAGACGGCGTCATGAGAGACTTGTCTATCTTTTCTTTTGATAGAGATGATTTTGAGGTTCAATTTATATTTGAGGCAGGAGATGACGTTGTAGACTCTAAAATATTTGAAATTAAAAACAGGATATACGAATCTAATCCAGTAATTAATAAGTTTGACTAAATTATTTAAAAAGGAAAGTAATATGTTGATATGGATAACGCCTCTTGGTATATTTCTTGGTCTTATTCTTTATAAGATATTTTTCAATGGCTTTAAGGTGGAGGTTTAGATGGATTTTTACGAAGGTTCGTTAGTTTACGATTGCTTCGTCTAGAGCTAGGCGTAATTTTAACTTATCCATTCAGTTATCCTGCATCTTTTGTGTGTAAATATTTTAAATCACCTTTGAAACCTAAAAGATACGTAAGAACATATCCG